GAGCGCTGGATAGCATCCTTTAACCAGATGTAAATATATTGCTAAGATGTAAGTACGCTCTCAGCCTACTTGTAGTGTCGCGATCGATAATCCGGACAACTATCTTGACATCTACCGGTATGGGGCATGGTAAACATAGCCGCTTGCTTTAGCATAGAAACCATCACCAGGAATATAGATCGCACCATCAAAGGTATCATACTCACTTGTTGTGAATGCTGGTTGATGTACCCCTTCCCAGTAAAGACCATCATTGGAGACACAGAGCATACTCTCTTTTAGAAGGGCAAACTTTCCCCAGTCCTCCATCCAGATAATGTTCCTTGGATTTGGAATGTTGTTATTGGCAAGGTCCCCTACCCATGAGAGATTCGTCTCGGTGATCTGTGTGGCGTCATCGCTCAATACGCAGAGCTTCACATAGTAGGTGTAATCGCCCCCTACATTGGTGTAGTTAAACTTCATCACAAAGAGGACGTCATTGACAGACCGGATAAACATATACCGGGTGTCGTTCACATCTTCAGGGATCGTTGTGGTCCAAAGTCCTGGAGTACCTGAACTAGCTCTTGCGATGGACTTATCCCCGCCAACCACACCGACAAAGCTTCCCTTATGGGTGGTCAGATATTTAAAGATAGGTACCGAAGTTCCATCAGATCCAACTAAGGTCCAGGCGGTCCTTTCCTCAAGCGAGTCAAAACTATAGAATACCGGGGACTTGTAGTACCACCAACTGACAATACCAGAACCTCTGGCCATATCATAAGCTCCGCAGGTCATGGCGTTATAGGCTCCGGGGCAATATCCAGCGTTATGCCAGGTGATGCCATCAAAAGAAGCAATGACATTAGCAAGACCCACTATTTTTGCAAGAAACACGCCATCAGCGGCATAGAGAATTTCTGGCTGGCCATAGCTCCACCAAGGAACGCTGACAACGGTCCACTGCTTGGTGGTCTTGTTCCAGTAGGACATGTAGGGGGTCTTTGCAAAGTACACGGCAATTTGAGCGTTGCCATTATCATAAACGTTAATCTGCTTCTCGCTGCCATACTGGGTGTAGCCAAAGTTGTTATAGTATTTCTTTGACCAGCTAAGAGTTGGAATGGTGAAAAGAACTTCTCCACGTCCTCCGAAAGCTGTCCAGATGGCCAAGGTGTTATTAAAAATATGATCATAGCTCATCGATTCAGCCCTCCTCTTATGCTTTCGTCACACTGGTGATTCGACCACCGCTATCCACAGTATAGTTGTATGTCGCTGTTGTTCCATCTGCATATTCAATATAAAAACTCATCATATCCACCGTTAACGTGGCCACTTCCTTGAGTAGTAGCTCCGAGAAAATGTTATCGAGAGTAATGCTGGTGATCCTTCCACCGCTGTCGGTGGTGTACTGGTACTGGGCATGGTACTGGTGGGTATCGCCCTTCTCCACAGTGTAGGTCACATCGATGGTGGATTCAGTCACCACCAGATCAGAAACAATGGTATAGGATACCCCTAAGTCATTCACCTGGTTTTGGATATCGTCAACTGAGCTCCCTACGCTATTTAAAGAGTTCTCTATCCGGTAAAAGGTGTCCGAGATGCTGGGTCTATACCGACCTACTTCCACCCGGATGTTGTACCGGTAAAATGGGTTGTATTCTAAGGAAATGATTCTCGTCTTCACGTTGATCCCCAAGGGATTAAATACAATCTGTACATTATCTCCTACAGCGAGGTTTAATAGCTTGAAGAATGAGATGTCATAGGAAGATGCATTCTCCCTGGAATCATGGGATACCGCTACGTTGGTGACATTCTTCGAATCCATCACCGGGATATAGTCAGTGCTTCCCCTGTGACTTCGGATGTTGATGTTATAACCATCGTACTCAATCTCACCACCAAGGATGGCGATGTACTGCATGAGGGCTGCTCTTCTTGAAACTTCCTGATTAATCTTCATGGTGACACTCTCTGTAAAATCCACGATGCCTACACTGAAAGGTGTTCCAGAAAGAACTTGAGCAAGTCCTGTAGCAGGATCCCCTGTGAAATCAAACTCCGAGATATTGTACATCTCATGGTTCAGGATGTAAGAGACATGCTCACAGATCACAGAACAGATGGGAAGGCTGCCCTGAAGACTCTTTGATATCTGTACGATTTCGAAATATTGATCATCCAGCTTTGCGATCTGCTTTACCTTAAGTGCCAGTGCTGTTTTTGCAAGTACCGTGAAAGAGAGGGTGTACTCTCCCTCGAGGGTTTCTCTGACACCCGCACTCATCACTTTTTTGATGCTTTGAAGCAAAGTACTACCCGCATATATTTCAATCAAGGCTCATCCCTCCCCTCTGTTCTAGCTTCCTGCTACTCCAAGATTTCTAACGGTCACAGTGTTCTGATTCCACTGTAGCTGTGCAATGACTCTGGTTAAAATATTGCCATCAATGGTAAGTGGGATGGTCACATCAAAAACTGCACCTTCAGAACCACCTAGATTTCCTGAGACTTGAGAATTCAAATCAAGGTCAAAATCTGTAGGAATAGCGCCTTGAATGTCTTTTTCAACCCCGCTCATGGCTTCAGTGAATCCTTCTCCAATACCTTCACTCATGTTGGCACCAATTCCGGCGAACACTTTAGAAGGTGAATGGATGCCCAGAACGCCTTTGACACCTTTAACAATACCACCGACCATGCTGTCGACTTTTCCTTTCAGCCATCCAATCATGGATGAAATACCATCCCATAGACCTCTTGCGATATTTCGTCCCACATCATTCATAGAAGGGATAGCCCTCCCGAGGCCTGTCACAATAGCCGAGATAATCTGTGGAAGCTGACCAACGAGTTGAGGGATGGCTCTGATCAGTCCTGACGCCAGTTGGATTGTCAGCTGAAGGCCCATCTCAATAATCTTAGGTAGATTATTTGTGATGAAAGTAATGATACTATTGATAATTTGAGGTAGAGCATCTATTAGCTTCGGCAGTGAATTAAGTAGACCTTGAGCGAGTCCGCTTATGATCTGAAAAGCTGCATCCAGTACCAAATCCAAATTATTGATCAGCGTCTGGGCAATCAGAATCACCGCTTCTACAATGGAAGGAACCAGCTCCGGAAGCGCTTCACCAAGACCCGTAGCAAGGGTCACTATCATCACAAGGGCTGCTTCTACAAGTGATGGAAGATTGGCGATAATGCCATCTACCAAAGTGAGCACCAGTTGAAGAGCCCCTTCTGTAATCTGAGGTAGGGCTTCAATGAGCCCACCTACAATGGTCATGATGATATTTGTAGCCGCTTCAATGAGCGTGGGTAGGTTATCTAAAATACCACTAACAAGAGCAAGAACAAGGTCAGGTGCCACTTCGGCTATAGCTGCTATCAGGCCAGTCACCACATCTAAGATCTGTGGAAGGATGACTGCAATCTGGTCCACCGTTTGTCTGGCCCCTTCTTTCAGCTGTTCTGCCGCTCCCTCCTGACCGGTGATCAGCCCAGTCAGTCCATCAAGGACCATGGTGAACCCTGGAAGGAGCTGTGAGGTGATGTTGTTTTTCACACCTGCAAAAGACCGAGTAAGATTATCCATGGCATCGGTGTAGTTCACTGCGGCGTCTATGGATTCATCGCTCATCACCAGGCCCAGTTCACTGGCCTTATTCTTTAGGGCGTCGGTACTTTCTGCAGTTTGATTCAAAAGTGCGCCAAGTTCAACAGAAGACGTACCAAGAAGGTCATTAGCTATAGCAGCTTTTTCACCCTCATCTGCGATTCCTTGAAGACCTCTTACGGTCATCTCAAAGACTTCTTCCCGGGATTTACCTTGAAGTTCCTCCATAGAAATGCCCAGTCTCTCAAACTTCTCTGTTGCAGAAGCACTTCCGTTTATTGCATCATCCACGGTGCTATTGAGCTTTTTCATCCCGGTTTCAAGAGAGGAGATGCTAGCGCCATTTTGTGAAAGCACATACTCCCACTGCTGATAGCCTTCTCTCGATAACCCCAACCTTTGACTGGCTTTATCCACTTCGTCTCCGGCAGCTGCTGCATCACTAGCCATATCATAAAGCTTTTTTCCTGCTCCCATCGCTGCTGTTCCGATAGCTGCCATAGCCACTCCAATACCAGTGGCCACACCTTTCATAACAGAGCCAAGTTTCTCAAACTTTCCACCGGAATCATCTGCTACTTTCGCCGATTCTTTAATTTCATCTCCAAACTTGCCGGCTTTCTTACCTGCATCTTCGAACCCACCAGTTGCTTCATCAAGAGCTTTACTATTTTCATCAAGCTCCCGCTCCATCTTGTTGAGATCAGCGTTTGCGTTGTTTAGCTGGATCTGCCAGGCTTTTGTCCGCTTATCATTTTCACCAAAGGAGTCGGCGGCATTTTTAAGGGCAGATTCCAGGGTACTTATCTTATTTTTCTGGGCATCAATTTCTTTATTCAGAACTTCATTTCTTGCCGTCACTGCCTGTAGTGATTTATCCTGTTTATCAAATTGGGAAGTGACAAGCTTCATCTCAGAGCCCAGCACTTTGAAATCTCTATTGATCTCTCTCAAACTATTCTTGAACTCTTTTTCCCCTTCAACCCCTATTTTCAGGCCAAAGTTGCTATCACCTGCCATAGTGCTTCACCTCCTCCTCATTAGGCGTAAAAAAAGACACCTCGTTTGAAGTGTCTCGTAATATATCTAAACCCAAGCCGGGATAATGTCATCGATTGATAGATTGAGCTTCGGCTTTGCGATCCCAATGAACTGCTTGTGGCATTCCCAAAGATCCATCAGGTAACCAATCGGCATCAGCCACACCTCATCTTCTTTACTATTGAGATGGGCTGTGCCGTAGTAGATCAGTCGGGTAAATAACTCCTCATCACTTACCCGACTACCTCGTTTTTTGACGGTTCACTCTCCACATTTCTTTTGGTCCCCTTCACCATACTGGCCATAATGGCGTTCTTATAGGTCGCTAGATCAAAAGGTGTGGTGAGAAGCTCCACTTCTTCTTCGGTGATGAGTTCTTTCTTCTCATCCTTATTTCTGATGTTATGAATTAGAATAGACTGATTGGCCAGAAGCGTAATCAGCCACACAATCTCAGAAAGTGCCATTTCAAAGTTCTCAGTTTTCATGAGCTTCTCGCCCAGGTTTTCAAGACCGCCATATCGTCCAGCGATTTCTTTTGTCGCTTTTGTGGTAAGCACCAGTTTAAACTCTGTTCCACCGATTTCTATGGTGGCACTTCTATCTTCAGCCGCTTCAGTGAGTTTTACATTTTCATCAACCATTTAACTTCCCTCCATTAAGATACGATAACTGTTGCTACGTCAGTGGTCACAGGATCCGCTCCACTTAGATTCAGCACGCAGTAATAGTAATAGGTATCTGCCACAAGATCTGTCGGGATATCAAAGCTGGCAGATGTTTCTCCATTAATCGGTGTACCGCCTGTAGAACTGTCGATGGTGTTTTCATACCACTGATAAGTTACTGGGTTAGATGTATTAGAGCTTGCCACCACAGCGAGACTTCCCGTAATGCTACCAGCAGTTACTTCTGTGAGAGTTGTAGGTTGAGTCGTAATGGTAATCGCCGGTGTTACCGGAGTAAAGTCCGGTTCATACACAGAAGTAAACCATCCAGAAATGGTTGATGGTGCAACACCACTGTCTCCCTCAGTGACTTCTGCTTTCCACGGATGCTTATTCTCGCCATCCAGTTTGTTTCGCCTAAAGACCGTTCCTTCTATGGCGGGACTGCTAAATGTAATGGAGTCGCCTTTGGTCGCAAGGCTGGTGGCAGGGACGCTGAAGATAACTCTATAAAGCCAAAAATATCTGTACCTTCCATTGGCCTTCTTAGCACGAAAGCCGATGGCTACAGGGCTTCCTCCATCTTCACTTCTTGAAACCACCACATTGTTACTGTCGATTTTACACCCAGTCAAATCCTGGGCCACGATAGATCCGATATCATCAATTCCAAGTGTCAGTGCGCCACTTTTAAATTCTTTGACCACTTCAGAAGCACCATCATCTGCATAAAGAATCGCTTCAATCAGCTCCACACTTAGTTCTGCCGTCATGGCTTTTGCCAGGACTTTTGGTGTACCATAGGTTTCGATACCATTTTCGTCTTCTGTAATCTTAGCGTAGTACAGACTATCGAGTCCAATTGTTGCCATGTCCTATTCCTCCTTTAAAATAGCTGAGTCAACTTCAGCTAAAAAATCAATTCGTATTCTCTTGCCACATCGATGGCAAAGTGGTGAAAACCGGTATCTTCCTCGTATCCCAGATACCTTCTGTCCGTTATGATAAAACCCGCTCCTAGCAGTGCAGTTACCACTTCATTCTTTCTCGCCTGGTAGTTGCCCTTAGAAAATAAGGAGAGGCGAACTTCCTGTAGTTCTGCTCTTGGCATATCATCAGCGTAATGATCGAATATATCACTCATAGGGGTAAGGACCAGATACTCATCCGGTGCTTTTTTACTAAACACTCCAGTTTCAATGGGGATCCCCAAAGGCTCAAGGACCTCGCCTATATCCTTCAAAATACTGTTATACACGATCTTCGCCCTCCTTATCTTTAGATTTTGCTAATCTCTTCATCCAGCTTTCTTTTCATTGCTTCAATACAGGCGTTCCGACTGGCTGTTTTTGCCGGTTTCAAGAAGGGTTTGGCGGGCTGACCGGACTTTCCATACTCTAAAATATTGGCTATCTTTGCATTTGACTCCCCGTCTTTTCGAGGTTCATCAAAGCCCACCTTCACATTGTAATTCCCATCTCGATCCACACCAGCCGGTGTTACACCAAGAGCATCAATCAGTTCTCCTGTTGATCTTGATGGAAGTTTTGTGTCACTTCCAAGGCTCGCCTGGAGATTGGCTTTCACTTTGGCTTTCACCACTTCACCACCAGCTTCCAGGACCTTGGGGATGATTTCATCGGTCTTCTCAGCTAGGGTAGAAACCTTTAACAAGAAACCTTCTGGCATTTTGTAGGTCCCACGAGCCATGAAATCACCTCCTAGTCCTTCGTGGCTTCTAACTTTTCTGCTGCTACTTCCAAATAAAATCCCATAATAACCTCAACGCTTAGAATTCGGTACTCACCGGTATCACAGCGAATCAGCAT